GCTTCTCGTCCAGGTCGTCGTTGATGCGCTTCAGCTTCTCCTCGAGGAGGGGATCGACGTCGCCCTTCGTGAGGAGCTCACCTTCGCGTTGCTTGGCAGCTTCTTTGAACTGCTCAAAGCCGCTTTTGACCTCATCAACCGCCTCTACGACGGCCTCGAGATCGAGATTATCTTTAGGCATTGAATGATTCCTTTAGCCCTTGAAGTTTCGTCACGAGACCACTAAGGGCCTCCGCTTTCGCCTCATCCTTGCCAGCGTCACGCCGGTCCTTGTTGAGCCGTTCCATCGCGCCCTCGTAGCCGTGCGTGGCCAGAAGTTTCGCAAAGGTGCCCGGTACACCGGACTTTCGGAGCAGTTGCTCCACTTCCCGAGGCGAGCTGAGCTGCTTCACGTCAGTCACAGTCGCTCCTGGGTTCATCGGGAAGGTCACGAGTGAGGTTTCCCAGAGCTCGGCCTCCTTGATTTCTCGATAGGTTCCGCGCTCGGTGTCGCGGTAGTCCGCGTCTACTGTGCGGTAGCCGATGCTTAGGCCGTCGATCGCGCCCGCCTTGAGTAGCGCAACAGCCTCCTTGCCGCGCGCTACATCAGACAGCACTCGGCCCTGAACGCGCAGACCCTTTTCGTCCTCGTTGACCACATCCCAGACGCCGATGGGCTGCGACGGATCATGCTGCCACAGCATCTTCAGCTTCATCCCGCCGCGCCGCATATTCTCGCAGGAGGCTTTGAAGGCGCCGGGCATAACGATGTCGCCGCCCTGATCGACGTTGTTAAAAATCGAGCCGTAGCCCGAAATCGTCCCGTCCGAGTCGATCTCCTTGACCTCAAGCGCAACGGACTTGTGCTCGATCTGTCCCATGCTTTTCTCGTCCTCTTTGCCAATCCGGTTGGCCCAGCTGCGCCCGGCGTCGCCGCCCCACAGATCCCAGGCAATGCGCCACGCGGTAGGTCCGCCGTCCGGCTCTTTTGCGCTGTAGTGCTCGCTGCGGTTTGTGCCGTGCCGCGCGAAGAAGCTGACCATGCGCTTAACTGTGCTCATCGACAGGTTGTCGCGGTTCGAGATATTCCGGGCGCGTGCTACGCCTACGTCAGTCCCGCCCCTGCCGTATTCCTTGCGCCACTCGAGGGCGCGATCAGCCGCGCGTGCCATTTCCTCAGTGGGCTTGTGGCCCTCGGCCTTTTCGCCGCGCTCGTCCCAATATCCGGCGCAGACCGCGTAGCGCTGATCCGCCGAGTCGAACTCGCCAAGCATCTCGTCGCTACTCATGCAGCGATCCAGAAACTCATCTCGACTTTCGTTTGGACGGGGGCTAGGCATTATGGCTCCTCATACGATACGGCGCACCGGCAATTTATGATGTTACCCGCGGACCCTTCGGGATCTCCAGGGAACCTCAACGACTCAGTGCCGCCACGACTATGCGGGACCGCGAACGCGATGTCAAGCGGTTTCTGCACGCCCTGCATCAGCCGGTGACTGAACCCGCCGCCTTGCCGGAAGTCCCGCACACGGTCGTCCTCGGTTGTGTTCCATGTCTTGAGTAGCAAGCGGGTGCTGCGCAGTGCCGCGTTGTAGGCACCGAACTGCGCGGCGGAGTGGACCTCGGTTTCCGCGATTATCTTGGCGCGGGTTGCGGCGAGCTGCGGCACCCGGTTGACGAGGCGTCGCATGATCTGCGGCGTTGACTCGCCCTGGCGCTGCCCCGAGATGATGATGTCGGTGAGCTGCTTGCCGGTCGTGTCAAGGATCTGCCTCGCCCGCTGCGTACCGTAGGTGCCCAGGTACTCGATCGCGGCGCGCGTCGTAAGATCCTGCTTCTGCCCGAGGCTCGTCAGGTGTTCGACGCCCAGCGCGGTTGCCGCCTCCCAGCCGTCCGACAAAGTGTCAGTAAGCAGGGCAAGCGACTCACGCGAGGGCGCGACGAACTGCTGGTTGCGCTCGAAGGTACTGAGGGCCTGATCCATTATCGCGGAAAGCGTGTCCTCGAGGCGGGCTGACGCGGTGGTGATGAGCCTGTCCTCGGCGGCAAGCAGCCGCTTAATTGGCTGATTCGGTGCCATAGGCGATCTCCTCCAGCATGTTGCCCTCTTGCGCGGCGTTTGAGCGGTCGCTGGTGTGGCCCCGGCGGCTCGAGCGGAGGTCGGCCATGAGCATGTTGCCGAGCGGCGCGTCAAGCGGCGGGTAGCCTTTCAGCTTGCGCGCTTCGTTGACGGTGATCTCGTCTGAGGTATCGACCATCTGCCACAGGCCCCTGCGCTTCTCCGCGATGGCCTCGATGCTGTCGTAGTCCGGGCGGACCTGCACGCCGCTGAAGCTGGGGCTGAGCCAGGCGTTGAGCTCATCCGTCATCATGGCGACAAGCGGGATTACGGTGTCCTCGAAGAAGCCGAGGCGGGCCTCGCGGTAGTTGCCGTAGGTGTTGTCGCCGGGAATGTTGAGCAGGAGCGGTGGGACGCCGAAGGCCAGCGAGATGTCGCGCGCGGCGCTGTCCTTCGTCTCAATGATGGCCATGTCGTCGGGGCTTAGGCTCATGCTCTGCCAGCTCATGCCGCCCTCGAGTAGCATAGGGCGACCGGCGTTCTGCGAGCCGGTGAAGTTTTCCTCTACCTCCTCGCGGAGCCGCTTGAACTGGTCATCGCTTAGTGTGGTTTCGCGGTCGAGCATCAGCGCGCCGCTCGGCGTTGCCGCGTTTTGCAGCAGAGCTTGTATCCACGACATTGCGGCATTGTGCTGGTCGATTGCGTAGGCGGCGGCGTTCATCGGACTCATGCCGTACCAGTCGTCGGTGGCCGCGAAGAGCTTCGTGTGCCTGATGTCGCTGTCGCCATCGAGCGTGTTGGCCTGGAAGGTGACGCGCTGGCCTGAAGCGCGGTAAATGTAGGCCGCCGGAATGCCGGTTCGGCCCGGCTTGATCTCCATGCGGTCCGGGCGCAGGGTCCAGAGCTCGACGGGGCGATTGCCCTGCATGATGCGCTCGTCGTAGCCGTTGCCGTTGAGCAGAAGGTAGGCGACCTTGGCCCGCCACCACTCGCGACCAGACTGGACCGGGTTGGGGCGGTGAATCAGGTCGAGGAAGGGATGCGAAGCAAGCTGCTTGCCGCTCCGGTCGAAGGCCGTCCAGCTCATGGAGCCGATAGCGTCCGCGATGCGGTTGATGGCCTGATAGGCGACGACGTTGACCTTGTAGCCCTCGTTGACGAAGGCGCGATAGTCGCGCGGCGACCAGACGGCCTCGGGCAGGTTCCGCACATGCGCGGCGTAGGCCCGGCTGGCCTTGCTTTCTGGTGCAGCGCGGCGGAATAGATTGGGGAATTTCATAGGACTCGTATCCTCGGCTTGGACCGGAAGCGAATGAGCGGCTCCAGTGCGTAGCGAATTGCGTCAATGGCGTGGTTGTGCGCATCGACCAGCTTAGGCAAGATGTCGCCGGATAGCCGGTCGGTCTTGTAGCTGTATTTGACGAACTCCTGCGCCACGTTCGGGCAGCGCGGGTGGATGATGATGCGGTCGAAGCTCTTCATGAACTCAACGCCGTCCTCGACTGAGCCCGCGCCCTTCTTTGCGCCGATGGCAGCTGGCATTCCGTTGTGCTTCATGTAGGCGATTGTATCGGGTCGGGCCGAGTCGCAGCGGACTGTGTGCATGGTGCACTGAGGCAGCGCGCGGGCGGCAGTGGAGACGGTCTGGTCGATATCTAGCTTGTTTACGTAGAGCTCGTGCTCGACATAGAGCCGGTTCTCGCTGACCCACAGCTTGACCCCGGCGGTCGGATCGGCGGAGTAGCCGAAGTCGAGGCCGAAGTAGGGACCGTCCCAGTCCTCGCCCGGCTCGAAGGCGGCGACCTCAAAGCGGTCCTTGAATACCTGCGCATCGCTCCGCACGAGGAACTCGCCTTCCCAGACGTGGCCGTAGGTCTCGGGGAAGCGCTCCTTGTCATTCAGGCGCTCGCGATTGAGGACCTCGGGAAACCAGGGGTTGTCGCTCCAGTTGATCTCCGCGACCTTCGTGTCACTCGTCGGGCTTTCACGGAACCGCCGATGCGTCGAGCTGTCGGGCGACTCGGGGTTGTAAGTGACCCAGATCTCGCTTTGCCACCAGTCGCCCTGCGCGCGGACCGTAGGCAGCAGGGTCCGCCAGCTTTCGTCGGGGACACGCTCGGCCTCGTCGATCCAGGCGCGGAGAATGCGGGCCTTGGACTTGAGGCTGTCGATATTATTGCGCAGACCGGTGAA